CAACGTATCCAGTAATTTCATCTGGTAAAGACACTAAGGTAATCATCACATCTACCGCAAACGGTATCGGTAATCAGTTCGAGAAGATCTGGACGGGTGCTGTACAAAAGACGAACGAGTACAAACCCTTCCGTGTGGACTGGTGGGATGTGCCAGGCAGAGACGAAAAATGGAAGGCAGAGACAATTGCGAATACTTCCCAATTGCAATTCGACCAAGAGTTTGGCAACACCTTCTTCGGGACAGGTGATACCTTAATCAACGCAGAGACTTTGATGTCTCTACGAGCAGTCAACCCCTCTAATATATTAGAAGCGGGTGACTGTTTAATTTATGACGAACCCAACCCTGAACATGAATATATCATGACGGTGGATGTGTCAAAAGGAAGAGGACAGGATTATTCTACCTTTCAGGTCATCGACATTACGGAGCGTCCGTTTAGACAGGTTGCTGCCTATCGCTGTAATACTATTTCTCCACTACTCTTTCCTAATGTTATATATAAGTACGCAGTTCTCTACAACGAAGCATGGGTTGTAGTTGAAGCGAATGATCAAGGATCTGTGGTTTGTAATGGTCTATACTATGATTTAGAGTATGAGAACCTCCACACCTCCAGTGCGATTAAGGCGAACGCACTAGGTATTGAAATGAACAGAAAGACAAAACGTCTGGGTTGTTCTGCTATCAAAGATATCCTTGAGAATAATAAATTAGACATTAGGGATGAGAACACCATACTAGAGATCTCTACGTTTACCGCAAGAGGACAGTCATACGAGGCATCCGATGGAAACCACGATGACTTGATGATGAACTTGGTGATGTTTGGATACTTCGTGTCTACACAGTTCTTTGCAGACATGACAGACATAAACGTCAAACAAATGTTGTTTGATCAGAGGATGAAAGATATAGAAGCTGATGTTGTACCATTTGGATTCGTAGATGACGGAACAGATTGGGCAGATCAACAAGACAACACACATGAAGGATGGCACTCTATTGAACATGTTCTGGATACCGGAGAGTTCTGAAAACATCGATTACTATAAATAAAGGTATTGAATATAACCGTATTATGATAATCGTATTATTCGTTAACGAAACTAAAGGAAAATGCTATGGCTGTCAAACCCGCATCTCCTAGAATCAATATCAGCGAAATCGACAAGACAGGCATTGTACCTGCAGTCGGTTCTTCTGGTGGTGCATTCGTAGGAAACTTTCGTTGGGGGCCCGTACATGAGAGAACACTAATCGCAGATGAGACTGGATTGGTTACCACTTTCGGAACCCCTGACACCGCTAATTCAGTGGACTTTCACTCCGCTGCTTACTTTCTAAAATACTCACAAACTTTACAAATTGTACGTGAGAACAACGGTGGGCAAAACGCTCACAGTGCTATCACCAAATTTGCCGGTGATTCAGATGGTAACTCATTGATTGTAAATAATCAGTCACATTGGGATAACACTGTTTCTTCTGCTGTTGGTGAAGGTGCTTCCAAAACATCATCTGGTACTTTTGTTGCCAAATATCCTGGCGATTTAGGTAATGCACTTACTGTATCTTACTGTCCTGCAGGAGATTCTGCAGGTGCAGATCACTTTACAGGTTGGGCTTATGCAGATGAATTTGATGGGAAACCCGGCACTTCATCTTATGCAACCACAAATGGTGCATCTAATGACGAAGTTCACGTTGCAGTTGTAGACCGTACTGGTGCCATCTCTGGTACTGTAGGTACTGTTCTAGAGAAATTTGCATATCTATCTGCTGCTAAAGGCGCAGTTACTCCAGACAACTCACCCAACTTCATCTCTGACGTACTGAACGATAACTCTCAGTATATCTGGAATGGTTACTTCGGTGATGACTCTGCCTTCGGTTCTAGTTTTAGCAACCTTGGTCAGAACTGGGGAACTACACCAGACGTAGACACTGCAACCAACTATGGTATCAATGCTACACTGACTGATGGAATGCGTACAGTTAAACTTGGTGGCGGACAAGCTTCTGCTACTCTTGGAACTGGAGATTTCTCAACTGGTTACGATCTGTTCGAAGACAAACTCGCAACTGAGATTGACTTCTTGATCGCACCTCAACATGCAAACGAAGCTAATGCTACTACAGTCGTAAATGACTTAGTATCAATTGCAAATGCTCGTAAAGACTGTGTGGTTCTTACCTCTATAGACAGGGCAGGAATCGTGGGTAAAACTGACGCACAAGCAACTACCAACGCTGTTTCGACAACGGGTACATTTACGAAATCATCATACTTAGTTGTGGATAACAACTTCTTCAAGATCTTTGACAAGTACAACGACAAGTATATCAACATCCCTGCCGCATCAAGTACTGCGGGTCTAATGGCATCTACAGATGTTATTGCAGATCCTTGGTATTCACCTGCGGGTCAGAGACGTGGTAACTATCGTGGTGTCACAAGTATCTTGACTAACCCAAATCAAACCCAACGTGATTCTCTGTATAAATCAGGTATCAACCCTATCGCAAACATTCCGGGCACTGGTCTGATCTTGTTTGGTGATAAGACGTTGGAGAGCAGACCTTCTGCATTTGACCGTATCAACGTAAGACGTTTGTTCATTGCGATTGAGAAGTCTATTGGAGAAGCTGCGAAAAATGTAATGTTCGAATTCAATGATGAGTTTACTCGTGCTGAGTTTGTTAACATTGTAGAACCTTTCCTCCGTAGAGTTAAGGGTCGAAGAGGTATCACCGACTTCCGTGTTGTTTGTGACGAAACAAACAATAACCAAGAGGTGATTGACAATAACCAATTCGTGGCAAATATCTTTGTGAAACCTGCACGTTCTATCAACTTTGTTCAATTGAACTTTGTTGCTGTTAGAACTGGTGTAGACTTCGAAGAGATAGTTGGCACGGTAGGCGCATAAGGAGTAGACCATGGCTATTTTAGGCGTAGATGACTTTAAGTCTAAACTGAAAGGTGGTGGCGCTCGTCCAAACCTCTTTAACGTGAAGATGAACTTTCCTGCATATGCCCTTGGCGATGCGGAACTTACTTCCTTTATGTGTAAAGCTGCAGCGCTTCCTGCATCCACAGTAAATGTGATCTCGGTTCCTTTCCGTGGTCGCCAGTTGAAAATTGCGGGTGACCGTACATTTGAAACTTGGACAGTAACCGTTATTAACGATACTGACTTTTCTGTTCGTGATGCAATGGAACGTTGGATGAACGGCATCAATTCGCACAACGCAAACACTGGATTTAATGATCCTGCTGAATATCAAACCGATCTGTCAGTAGAGCAGTTGGACAAAGACGGTATTGTATTGAAAACATACAACTTCCGTTCTTGTTTCCCAACCTCTGTTGGTGCTATCGAACTGTCTTACGAGACTGTTGATACGGTTGAAGAGTTCACAGTTGAGTTCCAAGTCCAGTACTGGGAGTCGAATACAACCAGTTAATGGTTGACTAAATAAGTGCATGGGTGGAATAATCTGCCCATGCATTTTTTAGACCGAGGTTAATAAATGGCAGATGACAATAACAACGTGGTGAAGTTATTTGGATTCGAGATCCGCAGAGCGGGTAAGAAAGATCCAAACAAAGAGAATGAGAAGTTGCCTTCTATCGTCCCTAAGACGGATGATGATGGTGCAGGTTATGTTACTGCGTCCGGTTCACACTACGGACAATACATTGATATCAATGGTGACAATGCGAAGGATAACGCAGAACTCATCATGAAGTATCGTGGGGTTGCACAACATCCAGAAGTGGATGCGGCAATCGAAGACATCGTAAATGAATCGGTGTCCGGTTCTGAGATGGAATCCTCCGTCCAGTTAAACTTAGATGGTGTCGAAATATCCGATAAGATCAAGAAGATCATGCAGGAAGAGTTTGACGGCATCTGTTCAATGTTAAATTTTAATGAGTTGGGTCATGACATCTTCCGTTCATGGTATGTTGACGGTAGACTAGTACACCACCTCGTAGTAAACGAATCATCAATGTCTAACGGGATCCAAGAGATCCGTATGATTGATGCTACTAAAATTCGTAAAGTTAAAGAAGTTAAATATAAAAAGGATTCGAAGACAGGCGCAAAAATTGTCGATAAGACAGATGAGTTTTATGTGTTCCAAGAGAAATCCGGTAACACACAGAACGCAGTCAAACTGACTCCGGATGCTGTTTCATATGTGACTTCGGGTCTAACAGACCCAACAAAGAAGCGTGTAGTATCCTACCTACATAAAGCAATCAAACCCATCAACCAATTGCGGATGATGGAAGATAGTCTGGTAATATATCGTCTTGCACGTGCACCAGAACGTAGGATCTTCTATATTGACGTAGGTAACATGCCTGCAGGTAAGGCAGAGACTCACATGAAAGATATCATGTCTCGTTACCGAAACAAGTTAGTATACGATGCTGACACAGGTCAATTGAAAGATGACCGTAAACACATGTCAATGTTAGAAGACTTTTGGCTACCTCGTAAAGAAGGTGGTCGTGGTACAGAAATTTCAACACTGCCAGGCGGTGAGAATCTAGGTCAGATAGATGATATCGTCTACTTCCAAAAGAGATTGTATCGTTCATTGAACGTTCCTATCAATCGTCTTGAACAGGAAGCACAGTTCTCACTGGGAAGATCAACTGAGATCTCTAGGGACGAAGTAAAGTTCCAGAAGTTTGTAGATCGGTTGCGTAGACGTTTCGGTAATATGTTCACGTCAATCCTGAAGAAACAATTGATTCTGAAGGGTGTGATTACAGAACAAGACTGGGACTCTTGGAAGAACGACATTCAGATAGACTTTATTCGTGACAATCATTTCACTGAATTAAAGAACGCTGAATTGTTAAAAGAACGTTTAGATACGATGGATCGTATTACTTCATATGTTGGTGAGTACTTCTCACGTGAATGGGTTATGAAGAACGTGATGATGATGTCCGATGAAGATATCGAAAAAATGAAAGCGGAAGTCGAAGGTGAGAACTCTGCCGGAGACGATGAATCTAATGATGACTTTGGAGGTCAATAATGAGTGAAGTAGAACAAGAAGTAGTTAACCCTATTGAAGAACTGATCGATGCAATTGCAGGTCAGAATTTCAATCAAGCGAAAACGCATTTTGATGATGTGTTGGCTGACAAGATGCACGATGCACTTGAAGCAGAGAAAGTATCTGTCGCACAGGATATCTATTCAGATAAAGAAGTGGAAGAAATTGATGTACCCGAAGACGATGAGTTAGATCGATTCGAGGATGATTTAGATGAGGAAGAAGATGAAGAAGTGGATGAAGAAGTTTCACAAGATGATGAAGTCGGGTAGACTTCATAAAGTAATAAAAATTGCAACTTAAAGAATTAATTTGTATAAATAATAAGTACTGAGGAAACTAATGAAAACTTTTCAAGAGATTCGTGAGGCAAAAAAACCTCAAGGTAAGGTTGTCTTCAATAAGAAGATTGACAAAGTGCCCGTGGTAATCACGAAAGGTACAAAAGGTTTCGATGTGCACATTGACGGTGACTTTTTAGACACCTTCAAGTCACAGAAAGAGGCAGAAAAAACTGCACAAACAGTTGTAAAGGAACTGAGATAAATGAAATTAATTAGCGAATACTACGAAAACGATATTCAATGTATCGTAGAGAAAAAAGAAGACGGTGAAAAGAAGTACGTCATCGAAGGCGTATTCGCTCAAGCAGATCAAAAAAACCGTAACGGACGTGTCTACCCTAAACCAATTATGGAAAGGGCAGTAGGTAAGTACGTTAAGGAACAGGTTAGCAAGAAACGTGCAGTAGGGGA